GCGCTGTGATCTCTGCCTTGGCAGCACACTCAAGCGGCGTTGCCCGATAGCCGGAAGATCCTTCACCGCCTTCGGTCTGGTTGGTCAGATGGTGGCCTTCAGTCAGCAGGCGCGCAATCCAGGCGCGCTCCAACGCCTCCCAATCGTTGCGCGTCCGATCGATCTCATGAATTTCCGGGCGCACTCCTCGCGAAAGCAGACCCGTGATCCAGCAATCGCGATGGGTTTTGCGCTGGCGGCTTTTTCGAATATGTGCGCCGAGGCGAACCCTGAGCGGCTGTTCTGTCTTTCCGACATACCTGATCTCACCCGTAATCGGATCAGCCAGGATGTAGATCCTGACGACTGCCGCGCTCATGACGGCGCCGGCACGCTCTGCGGCGTCGACGCCCCGCCCGTCGTGTACTGCGCCTGCCCGCCCCATTGCGGCAACGTGATACCGTGTTTCTTGAACAGCGCGATCTCCCGCGCGCGTTGCTCGACGACCTCTTCCCAATCGGAGCCTTGCGACGCGCATTCCTCCTCGAGCGTCGAGAAGGCGGCGTCGAGGCCGAGGATCGCGCCCTGCCGTTCGGCGACCGGATCAACCCAACCCTTCGCCGCGCCGAGGAACCGGCAGCGCGCATAGGCCGTTCGCGCCTCGATGAACGACGGCGCGTCCTTCGGCATCACGTCGTCGAACAACCCGCGCTCGTGCGCCTCGTGCAGGAACGTCGCGTAGCACTGCATGCCGGTGTTGATCGTGAAGTCGGCCGCGCGCCTGTCGCTCGTCTTGTCGGCTTCCACGATCGCGGCGCGCGCCGAGGAGTAGTTCGTCTTCGAATAATCCCAGGTGACCTGTTCGGTCGAAATGCCGGCGGCGGCGGCGAGAGAGCGAAGCATGGCTTGCGTGAAGCCGTCGAAGTTCGACGTCGGACGTTCCGCCGTGACGGTTTCGATCTTCTCGCCCGGGGCCAGCGCCGGCACGCGCGCGTTGTTGAGCATCGCAGGCCTGCGTTCGTTCCAATCCTGCCGGAACGTCTGATACCAGCCGAAATTCGCGTTGTCGGTTTCGAGAGCGTCCTGGACCATCACGTCGTCGTAAGGGCTCGTGACGTAAGTCCCGAACACCGATGCGATCGTCGCGGCCTGAAGCTCGACGCCGTAGTACGTCGCGAGCATCTTGAGCCGTGTCAACACGGCGACGAGGATAGATGTTCCGCGGCTTTGCCCGGCGCGGCCGCGATCATAATCGTGGATCACGCGTTGCCAGCCGTCGAAGTCCTCGCGCTCGATCCGCTCCCACTGCATCGACTCGACCGTGTTGTACCAGTCGTTCTGATGCGCGCGCCTGATGTGGTAGGCGACAGGCACGCCGTCGTCGTCGATCTCGACGCCGGCGCGCATGTTGGACGAGTCGACCATCTGATAGGGGTTCGACAGGCGGTCGGGGTCGATCACAAGGAACGCCGTCGAAAACTTCGCCCGGCCCAAGCCGATGCGCTCCGGCAACCAGTAAGAGATCATCAGCGACTCGCCGTCGATCAGTTTGTGCCGCAACGCCAGGCGGCACTGCTGCGCGAAGGTCAGCTGACGGGAAACGTCGTTGTAGCGGCCGAGATCCTCGGCGAACGTCCGCCACAGTGCCTCGGCCTTGCGCTGATACTCGTCAGCCCAGACATCGTCGAACTTGACTGAGTGAAGCGCCATGAGCGCGCGGTAATCCGGTTTGGCCATCAGCCGGTATTGGCTGCCAATCGTGTTGTCGACGATGCGGTCGACGACGCCCGCGACCCAGCCGTCGTTGCGGGCGAGATCGCGCTGCCGCGCGACCATGCGATCGCGATAGAGATTGATCTCGGCGTCCGGGGAGCGGATCCACGGCAGCCAATCGCCCATCTCCGGCGAGGACCACTGCGCCGAGTCGTAAGGAAAGAACGCCGGCGCCGAGCCGCCCAGCGACGCCTGCGCGCGACCGCGCCGGCGCACCGCCTCGATCGCCGCCGGCGGGATCGGATCCCCGCGCCCGTCGAGCACCACCGACTTGCCCGCCATCAGAACACCGGCCGGATCGCGCGCCTGGCGCGCGTGATGATCCCGAGCTCCTGCTGCAGCATGCGGATCAGGCGCGTCAACGCCGCGAGATCGGCGGCTCGATAGGAGACTGTTTTGGCGCCGTCACCCTGAGAGTATGAAACGGTTGATACGCTCTTGCCGGACGAGATCTCGATGAAGGCTTGCTGTGCCGAGGCGAGATAGGCCTGCAGCTGCTCCGTCGTCATTCCGGCAAAGATGCTGACGTCGCAATTGCTCACGTGGCCTCACTTGAACTTATCGATCAGCGTACTGATCGAATTCGGTTTCTTCGTCTCGCCGGCCGCCGGCGTCGGCGACGCGGCGGACTTGGCGGCCGTTGCCGCGATTGGTACGGCTGCCGCGACACCGACGATCGTCGAATTCGTGTCCCAGGCCTGAGACCACGACGGCGGCCGCTCCCAGTTGATGCGCGCCAAACCGTGCAGGTGCGCGGCGATGTGCGTCATCACCATCAGATCCAGCGCTTCGTTGCGTGCCGACGGCGATACCCGTACCCAGCGCCCCGACTTCGGATCGCGATCTTCGGCGACAGCCTGTTCGAACCACACATGCGGCGGATCTTTCGATCGCTGCTGGCGCCCCGATGCGCCCGACGCATCGCCGAGCAAGCCGGCAGGGAAGTGCACGTGCCAAGGACCGACATCGGCCTTGAGAAACTGTCCCCGCAAATCGTCCTTGAACGCGTTCGGGTTGAACCGCGCCAACGGCACGGCGCCCGCACCCGCCTTCACGTTTGCCTTACGCGACGTGTCCGGATAGACCACCTGCAGGCGCGGCGCGTTGATGCCGCTATCGCCCTTGGTCGGAATAATAGACCAACAATCCCGCCCGCTGACCATGCCGAACATTCGCACCGCGCGCGCCTTGCGCCACCGCGACCACGCCGCATAGGCCTGCTGCGTGACGCCCGGCGCGCCGGCGCTGTCGTATACCGCCGCGCGCGCCGTCATCGCGCGGCCCGATCCGTCGCCGAGCGGATAGCCCCGCGTGAAGAGATCGAGCAGCTGGTCCCAATCTTGCGCCGACGTCGCTGGGTCGGCCGCGATGCGGCCGCGATCGATGATCCAGCTCTCGCCGCCGACGCCCCAGCCGCGCACAAGATATTCGAAATGGGCGATCTGACAGTCGACTGCCACCGTCAAGAAGCGCACGCCGTCCGGCACGATGCCGAGTTTCAGATCCGGGTCCGCGCGTTCGGCCAGCGTGTTGGCGTCGATCGAGCCCAGCGACTTCGGTGGCGCGTAGGGCACGCCCCACTGTTTCACCATCACCTGGCGCAAGGTCTCTTCCTCGCCGGAGATCTCGAGTTCGCGCTCGGCCTTCACGCGCGCCCGCGCTAGGCCGCCGATACCGCCGAGCAGAAACGGCGACATCACGCCGACGATCCAGAAGCCCGCCGTCTTGGCGTGGACGAGCTCGCCGGTCACCGCACCCGCCTGCGAGATCTCCTGGCCGCGCCCGATCCAGCGCCCGCCGATATTCATCGCGTGACGATGGTGGTTTTCGATCTCACAGTTGTTGATCGGGCAGACCAGCCGCGCCGCGGCCGCGATCTCGTCGAGTGATCCCTCCTCGGGATACTTGAGCAGCATGACACGATCGGCGATCGGCGCCGGCGACGACCAGCTGCCGCAATGCGGACAGGCCCAGTACCAGACGCGTCGATCGCTGTCGGCGTAGACCGCCATGATCCCAGCCGTCCAATCGCGATCGGGCCGCAAGCCCCGCGCCTTGTCCGGATGCGAGATCGCGAGGATCTTCGACCACATGCCAAACGTCTGCCGGCGGACGTCGGCAAGCGCGACCACGTCGCCGAGACCGTCGGGATAGGCGTCGATCTCGTCGAGCACGATGCGCGGCGCCGACTTGTTGATCAGGTTGCGCAGCGTCGCCGACAGGAACTCGACGCTCATCGTGCGGAAGCGCTTGAAGTGCAGGCTGTCGTCGACAGGGCGCGGGCCCTGGTTCTTCCGCAACACCTCGTGATCG